ATTAGACCTCACCATTTCTGCTTCTTCAACCTTGATACCAAGTTCTTCACAGAATTTAATAGCTTCTTCCATATATCTGTATGCTTTTAAACCCTCTTTAACTTTTTGGTATTGTGCTTCCAAACTATCAATCCAAGATTGATGTTTAGCAACCAGTTGTCCTTTAACTGCTCTCCAACCCATAAAGATTTCAAACTCTTTACGGCTACAAGGAATTGCTCTTTGTCTGCAATGTGATGTTCCAATAATATCCACATACCATTGACTATCAAACTTCCTAGTTATGCCAGTAGAACTATCACCCTCAGAATTATGAGATGAGTATTTATCATAACCTAAAAACTTATCATTCGCTTCTATGTGTTTAGTTTTATGTGGGTTATCATCTTTGCTTTTCATTTGAGCTATGATGTCAGGGTTTAAACCTTTATCTTTTAGTTCTTCCCTGAAGTAAGCATAGGCAAACGCTTTTTTGTCCTCGCTTGAAGAATAATCAGTACCATTCAAGCTACCATACAGACCAAAGTCAAAGTGTGATGAAACAGTTTTCTTATCGTCATCTGTATCGACTTCCTCATTATCCTCGTCTGCTTCGTCTTTAGTTGTTGCAAAATAGAAGCATTTATCTTTCGCTACTACATCACAAGGGGAACCATATTTCTTTTTAAATCCCTGTAAGATTTTTACATCTTCAGGCACATTGGTTCTTTGAACAACCTCTTTAGCAAGTGGAAATACTTTAGAGTATGCTTCATTGACATTTTCTCTAGCTTGTAAGTATGCCTCTTTTTCTTGCGTGTTTTCTTCTTCAAATACGTGCTTTATTCTATTAAAGAATTTCTGCCTGTATTCGTTATTTAGTCTTATTCTCGACATATGTTTTTCCTTTCGTTTAATTATTTTTAATATATCAGGGCTTGACAAACTTGTCAATAGGGATTATATAGGAGTTATGAAAGCAATAAATTGTTCGCACTGTGGTTGTATCCCTAAACCAGATGAATGGTCTAGTGAAACGCTGTGCATTGATTGTATAAATACGGAGGAATAAAATGGCTTATGTAGTTAAATGGGTATTGTGCCTGACTGTAGCTATAATTGGGATTATAATCATGATCCACGATCCAGCACACGGGAAGCTCGGAGCACTGCTCACATTTGGCGGTTTTATATTGTTTGGGTTAAGTTTAGCTCAAGCACATATTAGCACGTTTGAATAAACTTGAGCTCTGATCCAGCTATGCAAGGGGATCGTGGGAAACCAACCGATTGTTTCAGTTGGATCTGGGGTCAAGTAAACGGATAGGATTTGATCGATCCTGTATTAACCAATTGCGGTTGCCATACTGCTTGGCCAAAGAAAGAAGATATGAATAAAAAAGAAATTATAGAAGAGATAAAGGCAATCTTAAAAGACTATTACTATGATAGTGATACAGAGAATATGTCTAAGGATGTTGTTATCGCTTTAGAAAATTTAGTTAAGAACTAACTTGACCAAAGCACCAAGCACCAAGCACCAAGCTTCAAGCCCCACCCACGGGCGGGGATAAAGTATCGTGACGCTTGACAGCTGGTCCTGGATAACATATGATGGAGACATTATGAAAGATATAAAAAAGAAACTAGTAAAACAAGTAAAGAGATCCCGGCCATCGCTGGCGCAGGAGATCAAAGACATGCCAATGAAGGACTTCAGAGCGCTGTGGTTCGTAGTACAACAAGGCCTGAAGATTAAGAAAAAATGCTAAAGAAGGAAGCAAAAGAAATAACCGGAGGGCTGTCAAAGCCTTCCAAGATGCCCGGACCGGCGTATAACCTACCAGCTGCGCGCTGTATTACAGGCGCCAAGCTTGCTAAGATCCCAGGCAGCGTTTGCGCTGGCTGTTATGCATTGAAGGGCAGATATAGATTTGGCAATGTTCAAGCAGCGCTGGCCCGGAGGCTCGAGTCATTGGGCCATCCTAAATGGGTCGACGCCATGGTGGTGTTAATCACAGGAGAAAAATTTTTTAGATGGCATGATTCAGGAGATATACAGAGCCCGGAGCATTTAAAAGCAATATTTGAAGTGTGTAAGCGCACACCGGATACACAGCATTGGTTACCAACGCGTGAGCGGAAATTTTTTACACTGATGGATCCAGATGTGGTCCCTTCAAACCTAATCATAAGGCAGTCCTCGCATATGATAAACCAGGCGCCGGTGAAGAGCTGGCCCTGGACTTCAACTGTAGTAACTGAAGGCCAAAGCTGCCCGGCCCCGAAGCAGGGCAACAGCTGCAGAGACTGCAGAGCATGTTGGGACAGAAATATCCAGAATGTTAGTTATGGAAAACACTAAGCCGGAAGATCTACACGCGGAAAATACTTCAAGATTCAAGGATCAAGCTACAAGCATCAAGCCTCAGGCTCCAATGGCCAAGCAACAAGCTCCAAGCAGCAAGCATCAAGCCCCCAAGCGCAAGGTTCAAGCTTCAAGCCACAAGCTTCAAGCTCCTTTATCCGGGAACCACGATACAAGTACCAGCCAATAAGTTTAGAGGACCTTGGACCAAGGGCCTCAACTAAGATAAATGTATTCTTCGGATGAGC